TTATCTACCCAACCCTTCGTAAGATTCAGCCTGAATTGATTAAAAAATGGCAAGAAGCATTTTCCAAGATATTGAAAGAGTGGGATAAGTAATGGCTGGCAGTAGAACACTCAAGCTTTCGATTCTTGCTGATGTTGCTGACCTCAAAAAAAATCTTGATACTGGCTCTAAAGAGGTTGAAGGCTTTGGCGGTAAGTTAGAGAAATTTGGCAAGGTTGCAGCAGCAGCCTTTGCAGCAGCAGCTGCAGCAGCAGCGGCCTATGCAGTCAAGCTAGCCGTTGATGGCGTCAAGGCAGCAATTGAAGATGAGGCCGCTCAGCTTCGTTTAGCCAACGCTCTTAAGAATGTTACAGGCGCAACAAATAATCAAATAGCGTCTATTGAGAAACAAATATTAAAGACTTCTTTGGCTACTGGTGTTGCTGATGATCAACTTAGACCAGCACTTCAAAGATTGGCAATAGCTACTGGTGATGTTGATGAATCGCAAAAATTATTAAACCTTGCTTTAGATATTTCAGCCGCTACTGGTAAAGGAGTAGAGGCGGTATCAAATGCCTTAGGTAAAGCGTATGAAGGCAATACAGGGGCTTTGGGGAGACTAGGTGTTGGATTATCAGCTGCTGAAATAAAGACGCTGGGACTTGAAGGCACAATGCAAGAATTGGCTAACACCTTTGGTGGCGCAGCGACAGTTCAAGCTAATACTTTTGAAGGCCAAATCCAAAGACTCAAAGTGGGCTTTGATGAAGCCAAAGAATCGGTGGGAGCAGCCTTACTGCCTACCCTTAAAACTCTTTTAGATTATTTTATAAACACAGTTATTCCTAAATTTATAGAATTTAAAGATAGGGCCTTAAAGCCAGTTACCGATGCAATTGCTAGAAATAAAGATTCATTAACTATTCTTTATAACTTTATTAAAGACTTTGTAGTTCCAATATTACTTAACAATTTGGGATCAGCACTAGGATTTATTGGCAAGGTTGCAGGTGGGATTCTTGATGTCATTGGCGCAGTAGTCAATGGAATTAAGAGCGCAGTCAATTTTGCTATTGATGCTATTAATGCTCTTATTCGCGCTTATAACGCCATTCCTATTTTGCCAAATGTTTCGACTATTTCCAAGCCTTCTTTTTCAACGCCAAGCACTCCAAGTAGTTCAGGACTTCCAAAAATTGCTAGCGCTCCAAGTAGCCCAAGCATCCCAACAGCTCCTAAGCCATCTACTACTCCAAGCGCTCCCTCAAGTTCAGCATCAGCTCCTAGCACTCCATCAATACTAGTTCCAAGCGGTAACGCCATACCTTCTAATTTTGATGTAGCAGCAGCTAGACGAGGCGAAGAACGCGGAAATGTTATTGTCAATGTCAATGCTCCATCAGCCATTGATGAAGAAGGATTTACTAGAGCGGTTATCTTGGCTTTGAATCAGACTCAAGCCAGAACAGGTGGCGGGGGTAGCCAACTAGTCTTATGAGTATCTGGAATCCTGTCTATCGCGTTAAGGTAAATGGATCAACAGTTACTGGCGCAACACTTAGTGGCTTAACTATTACCTCTGGTCGCACAGATATTTACTCTCAGCCAATTGCTGGATATTGCAACCTGACACTTATTGAGACTGCTGAAGCATCCGTCCCCTTTGAGATTAACGATGCAGTAACTATTGAAGTCCAAGATTCAAGCGCTACTTTCGTAAATCTATTTGGCGGGTTTATCACAGATTTAGGCATTACAGTTCAAAATTCTGGCTCAACTGCAATTAGCCAGCAAATAAAAATAGTAGCGGTAGGAGCTTTAGCCAGATTAAGCCGCGCAGTATATGTAGGCAATTTTCCCCATCAATTTGATGGTGACCGAATTCTTGAATTGCTTAGCACAGTTTTATTCGACCAATGGAATGAAGTTCCAGCTGCGGAAACTTGGGCAGGATATGACCCACTTGTTCAATGGCAGGATGCAGAAAATTCCGGACTTGGAGAAATTGATACCCCTGGAGATTATGAGTTACACTCTGAAAACAATCTTAATGACACAGTTTATAACCTAGCCTCTCGCTTTGCGACTAGCGGACTTGGCTACTTATACGAAGATGCTCAAGGCCGTATCGGATATGCAGACTCGACCCACAGGGCTCAATATCTGGCAATTAACGGCTATGTTGATTTGGATGGCAATGATGCAATTGGCCCAGCGCTATCAATTCTAAAAAGAGCTGGAGATGTAAGAAATTCAATAACCATTGCTTATGGCTCTGCTGGCAACCAAAGCATTACAGATAGCGACCCTGACTCAATTAGCCTGTATGGGCAATTAGCAACGACTATAGCGACCACTCTTAGGAATCAGAATGACGCTGAGGATCAAGCTGAGTTCTATTTAGAAATCCGCGCATATCCTCAATTTGCCCTTAGGCAGATAACCTTCCCAGTAGCTAGCCCTGAGATACCTAATGCCGAGCGGGATGACCTGCTAAATGTATTTATGGGCCAACCGCTTAATATCATCAACCTGCCAGCCAATATGGTAAATGGAGAATTCCAAGGATTTGTCGAAGGATGGACTTGGACAGCCAGCCTTAATCAGCTTAACCTAACTCTCAATGTCTCGCCTATCGCTTTTAGCCTTCAGGCGTTTAGATGGAACTCAGTCCCAGCGACTGAGTATTGGAATACAATCAGCCCTACTTTGGACTGGCTAAACGCTACAATAGTGGCCTAAGGAGAATAAATGCCAACGACAACAAACTTTGGCTGGACAACCCCAGCCGATACAGATTTAGTTAAAGATGGAGCAGCTGCCATCAGAACCCTAGCTAATGGGGTTGATACCTCATTTCTTGATTTAAAGGGTGGGACTAGCGGTCAGATACTTGCGAAGAATTCAAATACGGATTTAGATTTTGTATGGGTTGCTAATGATGTAGGGGATATAACGGCAGTTAATACAAACTCTCCTTTAACGGGTGGTGGCACAAGTGGCGCTTTAACCCTTTCTTATGATTATGCCGCTGGATCAAAAGTAACTCTTAATGCACAAACTGCGACCTATACAGTAGTTCTTGCAGATGCAGACCAAAAGCTGGTCACAATGTCTGTTGGCTCTGCTAACGATTTTCAAATCCCAACCAATGCCAATGTTGCTTTTCCAACTGGCACAGTAATCAATGTTATTCAAATCGGAGCAGGTCAGACAACTATCAAGGCTGTCACTTCAGGCACCACCACAATCTCATCAACTGGAGCAACTGCCACAGCTCCTAAGTTAAGAGCGCAGTTCTCAGCCGCTTCTTGCATCAAGGTCGCAACCGACACTTGGTATGTCGTAGGAGATATTGCTTAATGAATATTCTCGGGATTATTGCCAGCGCAATTAGTGGTAATTTAATAAAAACAGATATAGCTGTTGCCACTAGCACTACACCATTTGTAAGCGCTTATCCTTGGTCAGCAGGTTTTGGAACGAAATATGCTGACCCTGCCACCTTGCCTGCTGGTAATAGTAGAGGTGTTGCCTTTTCAACTGCAAATGATGCAATAGCAGTAGCTCACGCAACTACACCATTTGTAACCGCCTATCCTTGGTCTGCTGGGTTTGGAACAAAGTATGCCAATCCTGCGACTCTGCCTGGTGGTAATGGTAAAATTGTTTCTTTTACAACCGCAGATAATGCAATAGGAATAGCTCACACTACTTCTCCATATATAACCACTTATCCTTGGTCTGCTGGGTTTGGAACGAAATATGCTAACCCTGCGACTCTGCCTGCTGGTAATGGTGAAGGTATGGCTTTTACAACTGCGGATAATGCAATAGCAGTTGCTCACGATGTTAGCCCACGGATCAGCGTTTATCCTTGGTCTGCTGGCTTTGGAACCAAATATGCTGACCCTGCAACTTTGCCTACTGATGCTGGCGTTAATGTTGCTTTTACAACTTCAGATAATGCTATAGCAGTTGCTCACATTTCTTCACCATTTGTAACTGCCTATCCTTGGTCGGCTGGATTTGGCACAAAGTATGCCAACCCCGCCACCTTGCCTGCTGGTAATGGGCTCGGTGTTGCTTTTACAAATTCGAATAATGCAATAGCAGTTGCTCACGAAGTTAGCCCATTCATCACCGCCTATCCTTGGTCTGCTGGGTTTGGAACAAAGTATGCCAACCCCGCCACCTTGCCTG